ATCGAGCGGGGGCAGCGCATCGCCCTGGCTGACCGGATCCCGGACCGGGCGATCAACAATCCGTCAGACTGGCGGGTCAAATACAGCGATTATTACGCTGTTTATTTTCCCGAGTCCGCAACGGGCGAACACTGGGACCGGTTGATACCGCAGCGGGAATCAACAGATCCATTGCTAGCTAGGATCAAGATCAACTACCGCACTGATGCCACCAGCACGCCTCGCGATGATGGGACCTGGTTTTCCGAGCGGTGGCGGCAGACCATCCCCGTCGACGCACAATACGGGCACGACTCGGGGCATGTCTTACATCCCGATCTCATGGCGTTCGCGGGCTGGGAGCTGCTCGATGGTCCGAGCGAATTTGTTGCGCGCTATAAGCTGCCGTCCGGGGCGACGGTGTTAAATGGCAAACCCGGCGAAATCAATGGGGAAAGGATATTCACTAGCGGGGAGCTATTGACGGATCCTATCGCCTGCGCGGCATGGGGGAGGGGTAAGTAGACGTGACACTCCGCGACTATCAGCAGCGCGCCATAGATATGGTGTATCAGTACTTCATTGACGGCAACGACGGCAACCCCTGCATCGTCATGCCGACAGGGTCCGGCAAGTCCCATGTTATCGCGGCGTTCTGCCAAGATGTGCTCACACGCTGGCCCCACCAACGGATCTTGATGTTAACGCACGTTAAAGAACTGATCGAACAGAACGCAGAGAAAATGCGTCAACACTGGCATCATGCGCCCCTGGGGATCTATTCAGCCGGTATGGGTAAACGTGAACTTGGCTGGCCTATTACCTTCGCCGGGATCCAGTCCGTTGACAGGCGCGCAGCCGAATTGGGGCATATCGATATCATTCTGATAGACGAAGCGCACCTGGTGAATCACAGAAACCAGGGTAGGTATCGCAAGTTAATCAACGACTTAACAGCCATCAATCCAGCCCTGCGCGTCATCGGGCTGACAGCTACACCGTATCGATTGGGACACGGGCTAATCACCGACGCACCGGCGCTATTTGACGCGATCTTAGAGCCCGTCGACATCATCGAGTTGATTACCGGCGGCTACCTGGCGCCGTTAAAGAGCAAGCTAACAGATGCTCACTTGGACACCACCGGTGTTACGATTCGCGCCGGGGACTACGCCAAAGGCGAGCTGGAACGAGCGGTAAACACAGCGGAAAACAACACCACCACCGTTGACGAGGTAATCAGACTGGCCGGCGACCGGAAAGCATGGCTGTTTTTTTGTGCCGGCGTCCACCACGCCCAGGACGTTGCCGACGAACTCAAGATAAAGGGCATCCCGGCGGCATGCGTCACGGGCGACACTCCGAAGGCCGAGCGAGAACGATTGCTGGCGGAATTCAAGACCGGAAAATTGCGGGCGTTGACTAACGCTAACGTCTTAACTACTGGATTTGATTATCCCGATATCGACCTGATCGCGATGCTACGACCGACCCAATCGCCGGTGTTATACGTACAGATGGCGGGTAGGGGGATGCGGCTAAAGAGCCATACGGACCATTGCTTAGTCCTTGATTTTGCGGGAAATATCATGCGTCACGGGCCTATTACCCACGTTCAACCGCCGTCCAAGGCTGGCGATGGCAATGGCGAGGCGCCGGCTAAGGCATGTCCGGAATGCCGGGAAATCGTACATGCTAGCGTCCGGGTGTGCCCGAGCTGCGGATATGAATTTCCAAAAATTGAACGCCAAGACCTAGTCCGCTCGAACGTGGATATTATGGGCATGGAGCCCGAGGAGGTCCCCGTCGACCGGTGGGAGTGGGACGTGTACACGAGCAGGAATAGTGGCAAGACGATGCTACGGTGTCGGTACTACTGCGGTCTGTGGCATCCGGTAGTCGCAGAGTATGTCACGTTGACGCACGACGGATACGCCGGACAGAAAGCGCTAAAAACTATCATGACGATAGCACAGGGATGCGGGCTAGATATGCGGCAATTCGCCGACGGGCTTGATCTAGCCGACCTGGCCAACGCCTTGAACCAGTCGCCGCCACCGGCGGTAATCGAGGTGCAAAAAGACGGCAAGTTTTATCGGGTGATAAGCCGGAGGTGGGATGATGACGAAAGACGAATACATCAGGAAAATTGAAGGTATTATAGAGCGGGCGTACGCTTGGACGCCGCCTCGATGTTGTGCAACCTGCGTCAATCTAACGCGCGAGGGCAGATGCAAAATTTACAATCTGTACCCGCCGCTGGACTACATCGAGCAGGTGAACGACTGCGAACTCTACGCACTCTACGCAGACGATGTGCCGTTTTGACAGGAGGCTATATGAGCAAGAAACAGACGGGATTTAGGTTCCCGATATGGATGATCGAAAAAATGAAAGAAAACAAGGCGTTGGGGCTTGGGTCCGCTACGTATCAGCTTCAATCCGCATGGGTCGAAAAATACATGCCCCAAGGCGAAATAACTGACCGCCAGCGCCTAGACTGGCTAGCCAATCCGACAAACAAAATCGGCGCCGTGATGCTGCCGGTCAAGCACATACTGACTACTGACGATCTGAGGGCCGCAATCGACGAGGTGATGCGTGAAAATACCGACTGAACACGAGGAACAAAAGGCCCTAATTACCTGGTTTGATATGGCTTTCCCGGCACACAAGGGCCGCCTATTCGCTGTCCCAAACGGCGCATACAAAAGCCGGTCCGCCGCCAGCCACTACATGCGCGAGGGCCTGCGCTCGGGCGTGCCCGACCTAATGTTGCCCGTCGCCAGGGGCGGTTATCACGGGCTATTCATCGAGATGAAGCGACAAAAGGGCGGCACTGTCAGCCCCACCCAACGGGA